CTATTGGGCGGCAGCGTCAGATTGGTATAAGAGGCGGCGGCGGGGGCGTTCTTGTTGTTGGGGGTCTCGGGGCGGGGGTTCTTGCCGTCGGAGTTGACCGCGCCCAGCACGCCTTTCTGGCGCTTGGCGAGGCGGGAGAGGACGTCGTCGAGCATGGTCCCGAAGGTCGTGTGCCCCTGGCAGCGCCCGTTCTCGGTCACCGAGATCGAGATCTGGGTGACGCGCATCCGCTCCAGGCCGTTTCCGCGCTCGACCTTGATCCAGTCTCCCAGGCCGTAGTCCTCGAAGGGCAGCCACTGCAGGTCGTCGGCCTCCCACTCGCGCTTGACCTCGGCCGCCGGAGTGGCGCCGGTCTTCAGCGTCAGGTCCGCCACGCGTCGGGCCGTGGCCTCCAGCTCGACGCCGCCGGCGCTGACGACCTTCTCGGTGCGAGGCATCCCCTCAGGGGCCTCCGGGTTGGGGAAGGTCCAGGTGCGCCCCTCGTCCCCCTTCACGAGGACGTGGGTGCACAGCTGGGACCAGTCCAGCTTCTCCGGGGCAGACGACGTGCCGGCGCCAAGGCGCCACACGACGGCGGTGTTCTCCCGCTTCAGAGCGGAGTCGGCGTTGTAGACCTGGAGAGTGCGCCCACGCCACCGATAGTCGATCATGCCCATGTTCATGAGCGTGTCGAGGATCGACTTGATGGAGACCGAGGGGTCGAAGGCGATGGTCGTCTGGAACGCCCAGCCCTGGCCGGCTGAGTCGATGGAGGTGCTGCAGTCGAGAGTCAGGCCCGCGCCCCAGCCCCGCTTGACGGCGGCGTCCCACACGGTGCGCAGGATCTCGCCGGCGTTGCGGGAGTTGAACTTGTACTTCCCGTCCTTGTCCATGGAGTTGAACGGGACGTTCCAGACGAGGGCGCCCTCTAGCCGGTGCCCGATGTGGATCAGGTCCGCGTGGCGGCGCTCGGTGCCGTCGTCGATCAGGTTCCACTCCGAGGACAGATTGACGAAGCGTGCGTTGTACGGCTCGTGCCAGGTCTCGCCGTCGTTGCAGAGCTCGACGGCGATCTCCACGGCCGTGTCCAGAAGGTTGCCTCGCACGCCCATGTCCCCGTTCGGGTAGGACAGGGTGAGCGACGGCGTGGCCTGCCGAGGACACGTGAACGTTCCTGCCAGCGCGTCGGGAAGGACGCCGAGGCGCGCCCCGGCCTGCTCGTAGGCGACGTAGCGCATGGACATGCCGCGCGCGAAGGCGGTGTTGCGAGGCATCAGTAGGCCATCCTTCCGCGGAAGCGGCCGGCCACGTTGGTGAGCGTCATCGAGATGCGGCCGTCGGCGTTCGGCGTGGCGCGGAAGCCTCCAGGACTCATTGAGATATCGCCGTCGGCGCTGCGGGAGCCGGACACGGGCTCCCACCCTGAGGAGGGGTTCTTCCAGGCTCGGTACTTGGCGATGTCCACCAGCAGGTGCTCACCGCCGTTCAGGGCCCCGGTGAAGGTGAGTGAGGTGCCTGATACGTTGTCCCTCACGGTGCAGGTCTGTGCGGTCGGCTCCAGGAGGAGCTTCCCGTCCGGGATCGGCATCACGCATCCGTTGAACGCTGACATATCCGTCAGAGGGGCCTCGATGTCGGCCGTCCCCCGCCACAGGCCGGAGACGATCTCGTAGGTGATCGCGAACGTGATCGTCTCCGAGTGCGGGTCGAAGGCCGGCTCCACCGAGGATGTAGGCCGGACCTTAGCCTCCCGGGCGGGGGAGCCCTTCGGGGTGTACTGGAGGGTCTGTAGGCGCCCGAAGGCGTACAGCCGGCGCAGGAGGTCCTGGTAGTTGCGCTCCAGAACCTCCAGGCCCTCCTTGCAGCGGTTCCCGTTCCGGCCGTCGGTCCAGGAGAACACGGTGAACTTCAGGGCGACGGTGGCCGACTTCAGGACGGACGGAGCGATGGGTAGCACGCCGAACCGGCCGGGAATGTCGACGGAGGCGTTCCAGGGCTCGCCGCGGGTCGACAGGGTCGTCCCCTCGGCGAGCACCCAGCGCTGGCGCACGTCGTCAAGATCGGTGCCGTCCAGTGAGTAGATGGCCATGGGCGGGTGACCCTCCTCAGATGATCGCGGCCAGTCTCAGCCCCTCGGCGACCTCGTCCCGAGTCTTCGAGTCCGGCTTGGCCTGCGGATAGTTGTTGGTGATGTTGATTGTAGCGCCTGATCGGCTTCCCTTATCAAACGATCCAGAGGACTCCGGGGCGGGGTTCGGGCGGCCGGCCGAGGCCCGGGCGGGGAGCGGCTGCACGTCGGCGCTGAGGCCGATCGTGGCGGGCTTGGTCAGGTCCTCGGTGAGCCCCTGCAGCGAGGAGCGCACGGCCCCGTACTGGCTCTCCAGGCCCTTGATGAGTCCCTGCATGATCATCTCGCCGGCGGGGGTGAGTAGGACCTTGTCGACGGGGGCGGGGCCCTTCCAGGACGGGAGCATGCTAGTCAGCTGGCTCAGCTTGTTCTTTACCGCCCCGATCATCGACGAGATCCCGTTCAGGAGGCCGTTGATGATGTTCTTACCCGCGCTCAAAAGCCACGAACCGGCGTTGGAGAAGATGTTCTGGATGCTGTTGGGGAGGTTCCGCACGAAGTTGACGGCGCGGCTGACTCCGGAAGAGATGGTGGACGTGATCCCGTTCCATGCAGCCGAAGCTCCGGACTTGATGAGGTTCCACCCGCCGGAGATGACGCTGCCCAGCAGGTTCCATGCAGCCTTGGCGATCCCTACGATTGCCGACCCGAAGTTTGAGAAAGCGGACTTGATGAAGTTCCAGACGCCGGAACCAATCTGCTGGATCCCGTTCCACGCCTGGGACCAGTTGCCGGTGATGATCCCCATCACTACGTTGATGATCCCCTGAATCACCTTCATCGCGTTGACGATCGTGTCCTTGATGATGTTGATGATCGGGAGGACGATCGGCATGAGGGCCTTCACCGTCGTCCCCACCAGTTGGAAGGCCGGGATCAGGGCAGCCGACAGCGCGCTTACGATCGGGCCGATGGCGGGGACGATCGCGGCGAGCAGGTCGTTGATGAGCGGGCCCAGGACTGCGAACAGGGCCGACAGCACGGGGCCGAGAGCCTGGATGACCGGCATGAGGGCCGCGCCCAGCTGCTCGATGATCGGGGCCAGAAGCTCGGCCAGCTGAGTCATCACTGGCGCCAGCTGCTCGACCAGCTGAGCGATCAGCGGGGCGACGGCCGCGAGTAGCTCGCCGCCGACGGTCGCCAGCGCGCCGAACGCCTCGCCCAGGGCGGGCATGGCCGGCGCGAGGGCCTGGACGGCGATCAGCACGTTCTGGAAGAACGACTCCAGGCCGCCCTGGAAGGCGGGGTTCTGGAGAGCCGTTGAGATCCCGTTCAGCCCGACCTCGATGATCTGACCGACCAGCGGCAGGATCGTGGAGAGGGTCGGGGCCAGGGACACGAACGCCTGGCCGAGCGAGCCGACGCCCTGGAAGGCGTAGGACGCGGCCGTACCCATCGCGCTGAAGATCGAGGACAGGGTGCCCTGCCACAGCGGGCCGTTCACGGCTGCGTTGGCCCGGTCGAGCCCGTCGGCGATGGCGCTTAGCGGTGTGGAGCCGGAGGCCATGGCCGAGAAGACTCCGCCGAGGATCCCCGCCAGGTCGAAGACGATGTTCTTCAGTGTCCCGAAGGTCTTGGCGGCGGACTGGATAGCCTTGTCCATCTCGCCCGACTCGGTCTTGGCCTGGACCCAGTTCTGGAACGAGTAGGCCACGCCGTTGGCCCACTCAGCGATCGATGGCAGGTACTTCGCGCCGGTCTCGCCCAGCGTGAGCAGGGCGTCGGTGAAGGCCCCGGCGCCCTCGCCGCCGATGTTCATCGCCTCGGCTAGGTAGCCCAGCGACGCCTGGAAGCCCGGGATGTGCTCGGTAGCCGCGTCAGCGACGGCGGCCGTCATCATGCCCATCTCCGCCGCGACGTTCTCGATCGAGGGGGTGAGTGCGTCCAGGGCGTTGTTGGCGAAGGCGCGCACCGCGTCGGCGGCCTCGCCCCAGAAGTTGGTGGAGATCGTCTCCTGCAGCGCGGTGAATCTGGGACCTAAGTCCTCCAGCACCGTGGAGGCGTCCTTCATAGCGACCGCGAAGATGCCGATGCCTGCCGCCGCGGCGCCCAGGATGCCCGGCATGGCGAGCAGGGCGGGCAGGGAGTGGGCAATGCCCACTCCGAACTGGGAGATCGTGCCAAGTCCCGCGCCCACGACGGAGGTCAGCCCGAGGACGGCGGTCCCCATGCCGGCCATCTTCGCGGAGAACGTGTCCAGGTTGGTGAAGATGTCGTTCAGGGAGTTCTTCAGGTTGCCGAAGATATTCCCGCCGGCCAGTGCCTTCAGCTGGGTGGCGACCTTAGCCAGCGACGCCTTGGCCAGGCGCACGTGGATATCGATGTAGCGCGGCTTCTTGGTCAGCCGGGCCAGGTCGAAGCGGGCCTTGCCGTCGTCAAGGTCCGCGTTGACGGTCGCCTTACCGTCGAGCTTGTCCAGCTCATGCTTCAGCTTCCGCTTGGACACCTCGGACAGGTGGGCGTGGGCCTCAATGTCGCCGCCGAGCTTCTTCAGCTCCGCCTGGAGCTTCTTCCTGGAGGCGTCGGAGAGCTCGGCATCCGCCTGCAGCTTCGCGTCGAGCTTGGCGATCTGCTCCTTGAGCTTACGCTGGGCCGCCTTCTCCAAGGAGACGTCCACGCGGATGTCCGACTTGATGTTGGCGATGCGCTCCTTGATCTCGGCGACGTCCTTGCCGTCGATCTCGATCTTGGCGTCGATGGCCGCCTCAGTCTTGCGGATCGCGTCAAGGGCCTTCTGACGGGACTTCTCGTCCAGGTCCACGCGGGCCTTGATCGCGGCCCGCATCTCGTCCAGCTCGCGGCCCAGCTTGGCCACGGCGTTGTCATCGAGGACCGGCCGGACCGGCGTGCGCCAGTCGGCCTGGCGGAGCTTCTGCTTGATCTCCTCCAGGTCGCGCTTGGAGAGACTGACGTCCGGGGACGCCTTGGTCTGGGCGATCGCCGTCTCGATGCGGCGCAGGTCCTTCGGGTCAATCTTGGCGTTGACCTGAAGGACGAGGCCGTCAAGTGCGTCCTTGACGGAGTCGCGCATCTCGCGCGCCCACTTCTCGGCGGCGCGCTCGATCCGCTTGCCTATCTTCTTGAGGCTCTTCTCAATGCCTCGCTCAGCGTCGCCGCGGAAGTCGCGCGCGTCAGCGCCGACCTCTACGACGACCTCGCCGATCTTGTCTGCCACGGGCTACCCTCCCCGCTCGTACGTCGAGCGGGCGGCATCGCGGCCCGACTCCTGTCTGAGGCCATGATACCGCCCGCATAGGCGTGTCCTATAGGTGCTGTCACATCCCGAGGGCCGACTTAAGGGACCCGAAGCCCGACGACTCGTTGCCCGAGTACCACGGGCTGCGTGGGTCGGTGACCTCGGCGCCCTTGGGCGGGAGCCACAGATCCCTCTTCAGCTTCTCGGTAGCGCCTTCGTCCTCGGCGTTGCGGGTGAGGATCCACCACATGACGTGGCAGAAACGGTTCAGGGGCAGGGTCTCCAGATCGATCCCGTGCCCGAGGCAGAACCCGTCGATGTAGTCCCACTCCTTGTGGGCCGAGGCCATAAGGCGCTGGACTACGTAGGAGGGTTCTCCCCCGCCTCCTCCATGACGGCGGAGATGAGGTCGGTCAGGTCGGGGATGTCGAGGTCGTCGGCGGGGTTCTTCAGCCGCTTGACGACCTCGGCGCCTGTCTCCTTGCCGAAGAGGACGTGGCACCACTTCGCCAGGCCGTCGATGAGCTTCTCAGAGTCCTCGCCGGCGTCCTTGAGCGCCTGGGACAGGAAGATGGCGACGGCGGTCTTGGGCGGGCGGACCTTGTACTCGGTACCGACCAGTTCAACAGTGATGGACTTCCGGGTCTTGCCGGGGATCGTGATAGTAGCCATGAGGCGATTCTAATGGAAGTCAGAGGGCTTGATAAGACGTACCGCGTCGCGGACGAAGTGAGCGCCCTTGATGCCTCTGACCCACTTCGCGAAGACGGCCTGCGAGGACCCCTTCGGGGTGAAGACCATGCGCGACGCCTTGATCGGCCCGTGTGGCCGGGTGCCCTTCTCCTGGTAGGCCGCGTACGGCGTACGCGCCCCGATCTCGAAGGTCGGGTTGAGCGGGTGCTTTCCGGGGACGCGTTCTACCGTGACGGAGTTCACCATACGGCCCGAGTTGATTCGGCCCTTGGCGCGGATGTTGCGCTGGATGCGGCCCTGAGTGCGCTTGGAGGCCTTCAGGGCCGCCTGTTTAGTGATCTGGGCCACCTTGTCCTGGCGGATGGGGCCCTTGAACCGTACTCTTACGTGAACCATCTCACACCTCTAGCCCTGAAGGGTCGTCACGGGCAGTTGAGGCGAACGGTGAAGGTCCACTCACCGGCGACGCAGCCGCCGTCGGGGCCTGAGGCGTCCCACTCCATCGAGTCCGCGTTCGTGGACGATGTGAGGAACTGTCCTAGGTCCGCCATGTCCTGGTGCAGGACAGCCGCGTCAGCGGTCAGGTCGAAGGGGCGAGGCCCGCGGCCGCGGTCGTCAACGACCTCGACGCAGCGCAGCGTGCCGAGAGCGTAGGTCGCGGCCCAGTAGCTCACCGAGCACGCCTCGCCGTCGGCGGCGCGTGGGCCGAAGACCGGCGAGACGGAGACGGTTCGGACGTAGAGGTGCCCGGCGCAGCACTCGTCCCAGGCCACCTCGGCGCCGGGCGCGACGTAGGCCTGGGAGACCGCGTTGGACAGCGCCTGGGCGCCGCCCTTGAGCAGGGCGAGCGCGGTGGAGTGGACGACGGACGGCACCGGCGAGGCGACTCGCCCTGACAGCTCCGAGTAGTCCTCGCTCTGGGGGCGGTTCCGGCGCGTCAGCCGCGGCGCGGGGCTCACCAGATCACCCCGCCGCGGCGGCCCGCCGGCTGGCGGCGCGCGTAGTCGTCGGGGTTGTAGGCCCGGGCGGCCTGCCGGGGCTTGCGGATCGAGGTGACCCAGGAGTCGACCAGCCAGATGCCGGTCCGGCCCTCCTGCATCTCGTCGAAGGCGTCCTGCACCTGCACGGTGACGCCCTGCCGGGTGACTGACTGGAGGCGCGCTGGCAGCGCGCAGTCGCGGTCCATGCAGGCCGCCTTGGCGAGCTCGAGCGCGAGCACGCCGGCGGCGACCTGACCGCCCTCGGGGACGGGCACGCCCTGCGAGTAGCGGATCTCCCAGGTGCCCTCCTCAGTCGTCGGCCGCGAGAGGTCCTGTACCGAGGGGAATACAAGCGGAACATCGGGACCGAGCGGGGAGGTACGTCCTGTGAGCTGGAGCACGGAGTGGTTGATTAGTCGGTACGCGCCCAGCGGGAGCACCTTGCCGTTGATAGTGACCTGGTGCACGCGGTGGACGTTCCCAGGCAGGCGGATGGCGGGAGTCCCTGCAGTGTGAGTGCAGTAGGGACCGCACAGACCGCACACGACGTCGTGCAGGACGCCGCCCAGGCGGAACGGCAGGAAGCCTCGCAGGTAGTCCTGGGACTGGTAGGTGGGCGGGGGCACGCAGTCGGCCGGCTCTGGGCGGATGACGACGATGTCGGTCCCGAACCTGCGCCCGGTCCACTCCCAGAGCAGCTGGGTAGCCATGGCCTCGAAGGTGTGCTGCTGCTCCGGCCTGCCGGCCTCGTCCAGGTACTCCTTCAGGTCCTCGCACGCGCTGTAGGAGACCGGCCAGTCTCCGGGCCCGTAACCCCTGTCAATGTCCTGCATGCCCTCTCCTACAACGCGTGCGTGGTGCGGGATGGCTACGCCGCCGGATATAGGCGGTGCCCGCACGGATGAGTATACCTATAGGAGCCGCCTAAGGGCCGTAGAGGCGGTTTCACGTGGAGCAGGTACGGCGACAGCCCCGCAGGGCGTTTGTGCGCTCTACGGGGCTGTCAGTGCCTCTGAGACGGGGTTTCTCAGGGGACGGTGAAGGGCTGGTCGCTGTCCGGCGGGGGAGCGAGAGCCGTGTCGATCATGAGTAGGTGGTCGAGCGGGTCGAGCGGGGTCGGGAGCTTCGCGTTCTCGAAGCCGCCGCCACCCTGCTTGGCCTTCTTGACCACGTCGTAGGGGCCGGTGCCCCAGGCGTTGCCGGATTTGGTGACAGCGCCGGTCATGGAGAACGAGATGGCGTCCTCACCGGTGACCTCGATGTCGCCGATCGTGCCGGCGGTGATGAAGGGCAGCAGCAGGTAGCCGCTGGCGTCCTCAGCACCCTCGGCACAGGCCTGACCGGACAGGCCGGTCCACAGCTCGAGCGCGAACTTCTTCTCGATCTTGCCGTAGGCGACCTTGAAGCCTGCGGTGTCGCCCGCGTGGTCCAGGTACTTAGTGGCGTTGGTCACGATATCCAGGACGGAGGGGTTCACGCCGCAGAACTCGAGCTCGACCGTGAAGTACTTGAAGGTGTTCGACTGCTTCTCGTTGACGCACAGGGAGCCGTCGGCCTTGCGGACCGTGATCTCCGTGCCGTCCTCGACCTCGGCGGCGAGCTTGACCGACACGAAGCCGGAGGTGGCCACCGGCTTGTGCTGTGCCTTGTTGAACTTGCCACAGGTGTCCAGCGGGGTGACGCGGATGCGCTTCCCCAGCACTGGTGTGTATGAGTGCGTCTTAGCCATGGCTCAGCGCATCCTTCCCGTTGGTGTTGGAGTTGGTGAGTAGGTCATCGGGGCTCAGAACTGGCGGGCCACGTACTTGCCGGTGCCGGGATCCGTGGACACCTTCACGAAGTAGGCGTCGTCCGGGTTGAAAGCGATGACGTACTGCCGCTCAGCGACCGCCGTCAGGTCGTTCGTGCCCTTGTCGAATCCGCCCGCCCCGTTGGTCGAGGTGAAGACGTCCCCTCGGTAGATCAGGATCGGCCCGGTGGACGCGATGATCGGGGGAGTGTCGTCGTACCCGTCGCCGAAGACCACGGGGGTCCCCATGCGGGTGTATGACTCCCCGGTCCGCGGGTCCGTGTCGATGTACATGCGCCCGGCCAGCATCGAGCCGAGGCGCTGCGAGAGGTGGAACGTCGGGGCCACGCCGGGGGTGTGGGCGTACTTCTCAGCGGCGTTCCAGGCGCCTTCGGCAGGCTGGGCGCCCGCGTCGTTGGCCCACTCCTGGGCGCGCTTGAGGGCGGGCCCCGCGCCGCCGACGCCGTTCCACAGCGCCTTCTCGACCGCGTACTCCTCGTACTGGGCGAGGCGCTGCGCAGCGATGGCTACGGCCTCCTCAGGAGAGTGGTCGAGAGGCGTGGTGCGGAACGTGGCGTAGACGGTGATCGGCTCCATGGACTCGACGGTCACGCCCTTGGGCTTGTCGAGGACCTTGGGCAGGCCCTTGACGGTGCCGGGCTTCTGGTACTGGCCGATGGTGCCGACGTCGGTGCGAGCGACGTCCTCCCAGGTGACGCCGTTCTCCCAGCGGATCGAGGACTCCTCGATGGGGGCGAACCGGGAGAAGAGGCCGCCCTTCAGGCGCTGAGTGACCGGCGCCTCGATGCGCTGCTTCGGTGCGATGATGGGCATCTGTCCTCCTTGCTGGACGGTGACTGGCTAGGGATGGTCACGGGGCGGGCGGCGGCTGGCCCCCGCCCGCCCCGGAGTCATCACTTGGCCAGGTCAGCCGTGCCGTTGGCGAGGAGCCGGATGCCGGTGCCGGTGCCGCCGTTCGGGTTGATCGGCACCGTCACGACACGGGCGTCGTGACCACGCTTGGCGACCAGGTAGCCCTCCTCGGTGAACAGGGCGGTGTAGTCGTTCTGGCCGAGCAGGGTCGAGTCGTAGACGGTGTCCAGGGTGATGACGTCCTGACCGCCCTTGACGAAGGTGCCTGCCGAGTAGAGCAGGAACTTCAGGCTGGAGTCCCAGACCTTGAAGTCGCCGGCCGCGCCGATCAGGGCCTGCCAGTCGTAGACGAACTGGGGGTTCACGCCGCGGGCCTTGAACCACGCGTCGATGCGGGCGTCGTTGACGTCGGTGAGGTCAACGCCCTGGCGACGGGACAGGTCGGTGCGGATGGCGCCGTGGACCCAGTAGGGGAAGACCGCCTCCAGGGTGGTGGAGCGGGAGAGGCGCTGCGCGTAGCGGTAGTGCTCGACCTGGAGCTCGATGGCGGTCAGGATCGGGGCTGCGGCTCCGACCTGGCCGGCGTCCATGGAGACGGGAGTGGACTGGCTCTCCATGGAGGCGATGATCCGCTCGCTCATCTTGTGCTCGTGAGCAACGAGGGCGCCGCGGATGGTGCGGGCGACCAGCTCCGGGTAGCCGCGCTGCTGGAGCAGGTTGGCCTGGATGTGGAGACCGGCAGCGGAGAGGCGGACGTCCTCGAAGTTGGTGCAGGGCACGTTGTAGACGGGCTTGGGGCCCACCTTGTTGGCCAGGGCGGGGGCGGAGGTGGGGGCGTACTTGCCGGCCTTCGCCTCCTCCTCGGTGAAGTTGAAGGAGGGAGCCGCGTAGAGGTCGGCGAACTTGGGGCCACTGGTGAACTTAATGCCGCCGCGGGTGACGTTGATCTCAGGAAGGGAGATCAGCCCGTCGCGGGACTCGTCCTCGATCAGGTCGTATACGGTCTCGGAGGGGGCGCACCAGCCGCCGGCCGCGACGAGGGAGCCGCCGGGGAGGTTCTTCTCGTTGACGGCGAAGGCCATGGCGGCGTCGGCGCTCTCGGGGGAGGAGACGGTGGCGCGCTCGTCGAAGTGCTTGCGCACGACGGCGAGGCTGTGGCGCTCGCTCATGGCGCGGCCGGCGCGGGCGGCGGCGGCGTAGGCGCCGGAGTTGAAGCCCTGGAGGCGGCGGTCGAGAGCGACGGCCAAGTCCTCGAAGGAAGCGTCGGAGTCGGCGGCGAAGCCGGGAACGTCGGCCACGGTCAGGCGGGCCTTAGCGGTGTCCTCCACGGAGGTCTCCTCAGTGATCGCAGGTGCGGGGGTGTGAACGTGCCGACGGATGCCGGACAGCTTGATGGGGCCGCGGGGAGCAGCGGCGGTGACGGCCTCGGGCTCGACGTCGACCCCGGCAGCGGGCTCGACGTCGGCCGCGGCGGCCTTGGCCTTCTTCTCGGCGGCCTGACGCTCGGCCTCGTCTTCAGCGGCGTCCGCCTTCTTCTCGGCCGGAGTGTCGTCCGCGTCGTCCGCGTCATCGGCGGGGGCGTCGTCCTGGTCCTCGTCGTCATCAGCGGGAGCGGGCTTGGAGTCGCCGGCCGGCTTGTCGGCACCGACCTTGGCGGCCATCTCGGCGGCCTTGGCGGCTCGCTCGGCGGCGGCCTGCTCGCGAGCGCTGATCTCAGCGGACAGGACCTCGATGCCGTCGGTCAGGGTGCCGAGGGTGGCGAGGTCCTCGTCGGTGAACTCGCCGTTCGCGTACAGGGTCTGGAAGGCGTCAACGGCCTTGGAGCGCAGGTCACCGAGGTCGGCGGCGCTCAGGTCGGACAGGTTCTCGGGGATCTCCAGGTCGAAGGTCTCGACCGGAGCGTCGTCGGCCTGGTCGGCGAAGACGGCGATGTCGAAGTGCTTGCGCATGTTGAGGGGTCCTCCGTGTCTTGGTGCTGGGCAGGGTTCCCGTCCCCAGCGGGGTACACGAGGCCCTGCTGCCATGCCGTTGGCTTAAAGGATACACCTATGAGTGAGACAGCCCTCCATAGGGTAGACAAAACCCCGCACCGCCATGAGCAAACGGTGCGGGGTCCTGCCTGATCCACCCAGCGTCAGGAGTCCATGAGACCTCTAACGGGGACCATCATAACCGATGACGATGAGTGGCGCGACTCCTAGAAACGAGTGATCGGTGACGAGTCCTTGGAGCCCTCTCCGGGCAGGGTGCCGTCGGCCAGGGGCCTGGGCTCGGTGCCTACCGGGGGAGTTGTAGTACGGCCACATCCGCATCCCATGATTTCTGTTCCTTTCCTCAGATGGATCCGAGACGGCGCGCCATGGACGCCGCCTTGGCCAGTGTACCGGCGCGCTCGACGCGTGCCCGCATCCTGTCGGCGGCCGTCGCGCGCTGAAGGTCGCGGCGCCGCTCGGACTCGGCCAGGCGCTTCAGGTACGAGATGTCACCGAGCGTGAGGCCGTTGTCCGAGAGAGGCCCGTTCGAGGGGTGCGCGGCGCGGGCTGCGGAGTCGTCGTGGGCCACGACGCCGGACGCCTGAAGGGAGCGGACCTCGCCAGAGGCGAGGAGGCCCCTAGGCCGGGGCACGGGGAAGCCGGGCACGTTGACGGCGAGCGCGCCGACTAGCTCGAGTGCCCCTCGGATCATGCGCCAGTCGCCGGAGATCGGAGCGGAGCGGGCCACCCGGACCTGCTCGGCGGTGATGCCCGGGCGCAGCGCTCCGGCGACCCAGATGCCGTGGGTGTCCTCACCGGCCGCGACGTCGGAGAAGACGGTGCCGGTGTTGTCGTAGTGCTCGGCGGCGGCGTTGGCCGAGTCCCGGGGACCGGCGTGTCCAGTACCCATTGTGAGATGTCCCACAGCCACGGAGGTTCCCTCGGCCGTGCGCAGCACGCCGGTGCGGAAGTAGGCGTAGTTCGAGGGGCTGGGGGGCGGCTCGACGCACTTGCCGACCTGTCCGATGTGGCAGGTGCCCCAGACGGCGATGTGGCCGTAGACGCGGCCGTCGTCCTCGACCACGAGGGCGGTCGGGCCGGTCAGCTGCGGGTCCTTGAACCACGCCTCCGGCGGGGCAGTGGGAATAGCCGCAGCGGTCAGGGCGTCGCGGCTCAGCGGGGCGGCATCTGCTGAGCGAGCCGTTTTCTCCTCAGAATCGACGTTCTCGTCGAGCTCAGGGGTCTCAGAGGTGCTGGGGGCCTGCCCAGCGGCGTAGACGCGGGCCGTGGCGAAGGCGGGGACGGCCACGAGAGTGGCGGCGCGGAGGCGGGCCGACTCTATGACCATCAGCTCGTCCGAGGACGACATGGCGGCGACCTTGACCCGGCCGCCGGGATCGGGCTCGACGTCGGAGTCATTGCCTGAATCCGAAACGTCGGCCTCAGGCATGTCAGCCTTCGCCATGATCTTGAACGTCACGTCATCGGTGTCGATGGACACACCGTTTGACATTTGCTCGCTGACCTGGCGGAACGCCTCGGTGCCGACGGCACTGCCTAGGTCGAAGGTCCCAGTGGCATAGATGTCGCCGTTGTCGCGGCGCTCGACGGTCTCGATACGGCCGCAGACCTCGGCGCCGTCGTGACCGCCGACGTCCTTGAACGCGACGCGAAGAGGGATGGGGAGGTCGTCCCAGCGGAGGGCGCCGTCCTCGATGAGGCGGCCGTCGCCGGTCATCTCACCCTCACGGGCGATGACGCCCTCCCAGCGTCCGTCGGGAGCCTCAGCGTCCGGCGCCGGGACCGGGTCAGGCTCGGGTACGGTGTCGCCGACTGGCTCAGAGTCCTCGGCCCTCAGGTCGGAGAACTCGCCCACGCGGCGGGCCGTCTCCTCGATGCGTAGCTTCATGGCAGTCCTTTCGATGTCTGCGGCTGAGTACTTGACGTTGACGGCCGGGCTCGGGTGCGGCCGGGCGTCGGTCGGGATGAGGATGCAGCGGCAGTTCGCCGTCTCCTTCGGAGGCCCGGCAGGGTCGCCGGGGTAGAGCAGGAAGGAGTCCCCGACGTGGAACGGGGTCCCGAGGTCCTGCACCTGTCCGTCGGCCTCGACGTGGGTGGGGCGCACTCGGTTGTCGTGGACCGTGACCCAGCGCAGACGGCCCCGCTTGCGGGCCAGGTCCGAGGTCGCCATGCGATGGGCGGCGTTCGCCGTCGCCGCGGTGCGGGCCAGGGTGCGGAGGCGGGCGGCGTAGGCGGTCGTTGCCTCGCCCTTGCGGCGCGAGGTTCCGAGCAGACGGCCGAGCTCGATCTTCGTCTTCCGCTCGCCCCAGCCCTCGGAGGCGGCGCGCTTCAGGAGAGCGCGGACGTCCTCGTAGACCGTGACCGGCAGGCCGGAGTCCTCGAGGATGCGCTGCACGGTCGCGTACTGCGGCAGGCGGCGCCGGCCACGGTCATCACGGATGAGGTCTCGGATGGCGGCCTGCCATGCGCTTCGAACAGATGTCCAGGCGAACGGGTTCGGCACCCGGTCGCCGGCCGCCGTCAGGACCGGCGAGTCGAGGGCGTCCTCGACCAGTGTGCGGACGCGGCGCAGGAAGTCGTTCAGGACCGGCTCGGCCAGGTCGAGGTACTGGTCCTCGATCGCGTCGCGCCAGGCCAGCACGGCCTTAGGGGCGTCCCAGTCCGAGGGGCCCTCAGCCAGGAGATCTACGTCGGGAGAAGCCGAGGGCGAGGCCATCAGCGCACCTCCTCAAGGGAGGCCCGGTTCAGGCTGGGCGTGCGGATGAGGGCGTTCTCAGGCAGGACGTAGCGCAGCGCGGTCACGAGCCGGTCCAGGCGGTGCGGGACGCCGTGCGTGGCGACCTGGGACACGTAGGCGTCCAGCAGGGTCACGACGCGGCCGGACTCGACGCCCGGACAGCCGTGGTTGTCGAGCAGGGCCGGGACGACGTCCCACGCCCCCTTCGTGGCCTTGCTCACGGTGATGATGTCCGTCGGCCACAGCACGTGCGCCTCGTGGAACGGGCGGCCCTTGAGCGCGTTGAAGCGGGCCCTGTCAGCCCGTACGATCCGCTTGCCGACGGCCTCCAGGGCTTTGACGACCAGGACGTCAACGACGGCGACCAGCGCCGTGGCGTCAACGTCCTGCCCGTGGGCGGTCAGGCGGGCGTCCGGGTTGCGGCGCGGCTGGGCGGGGGAGGTAGCGGCCGACGCCGCCGCGTAGGCGCGGGCGGCGTCGGCTGTGGGTGGGGGAGGTGCCATGGGTTCTCCTGAGGTGATGGGCGATGTGGGCGGTCAGGCCCCGGCGGGGGCCGTCGTGGATGACTCCGGG